GCGGGGCGGGGAGCTCCACGTCGACCGGGTAGTCCATCGTCAACCGGTCCACAGCGGCGTCCCGTTCCTCGTCGCGGGTTGGCCGGTCAGGGCTTGTCACGAGACGACCTCCACGGTCAGGATGCGCGGGCTGATGCCGGGGCCGGTGTCGGCCACCACCCGCAACCGTAGCCCCCGCTGCAACAACAACTCACCCTCGTGACGCTGCCCCGACAACTCCACCCCGCCCGTACCGCGGGGGGCGAGGATCCGCAGCCGCGCCCCGCCACTGGTGGAGGCGAACAGGCCGGCAAGGTTCGGGTTGGTCGTCGTCGACAGGTAGGCGTGTTCGGTCCACTGCGCCCCGACCATCGACCGGGTCCACGCATCGCCGAACACACCGGCACCGTCCTGCACACCCCGGTCGACGAGGACGTCGGAGGACAGCACCGACCGGCTCATCATCGTGTCGATGGTCTGCACCGCCGAGGTCAACTGGCTGTACGCGGCGACCGTGGCGACGGCGGCGAGCCCACCCGGGGAGCGGAGTAGCCCGTTGATGGCGGTGTAGGAGGCGCCTTTGTAGCGGAGCAGCTCCCGCCGTTCGGCTGCGGTGACGCTGCCGCGGCGCACGAGGCTGAGGGGTGCGGCGTCCCGGGCGGCGGGGCCGGTGATGGCGGCGGCCAGCCGGGCGGCTACCGGGACCGGCGACGGGCCGGTGCTGGTGCTGGTGCTGGGGGCCCGGCTGGCGAGGCGCCGCAGCGCGGCGACTGGGGTTGGGGCAACCGACGGCCGCCAGCCGGGGGAGAACCGGCGGAACGCCAGATCGGCCCAGCCGATACGACCCGACTGGAGCAGCGCCAGCCGGCCGGCACCCAAGATCTGCGCCTGCGCCGATCGAGGCAGCGTCCAGAAGCGGGCCTCGGCACTGACCATCGCGGAGCCCGGCTCGGGGGCGTTGATGCCCAACTCGGCCCACGACGCGAGCACGGGCAGCCTCGCGCAGCGGCCCTGCTGGTGATCGTCCGGACCGGGGGTTTCGACGGGGAACCGCCGGCCGTGCATGCTCCAACAGCTAGAACAGCAGCGACGGTCGAGGGCACTGAGCCACTCCCACGCCTTCACCACGTCCCGGTTGGCGGTGTGGATCTGCTGGGAGGTGGCGCGGTAAGCGTCGAGGATTTCCGTTCGGGAGATCACCAACGCGCGGGTCAGGCCACCGTTGAACTGGCCCTCCAAGTTGGTGACCATCCGGGCGGCGGCCACACGGGGGTTGTCGCCCACGTCGACACCGCGGATCAACTCGCGGCGCATCGCGGCGACCGCGGCCGGTGCCAGCGGCAGCGTGTCGGAGTGGATCTGCGTCCGGGCGCGGGAGGTGATGACGTTGATGGCGTCGGTGCGGATCCGGGACATCACCATCAGGCGTACGTTGTCGCGGGCCGACTCTTGCAGGGCCTCCGTCACCGTGCGGTCCGCGACAAGCCGCGCCAGGGCGGGCTGTTCGCCGTCGGGGGCTTGGGATGCGATGATCCGCGACTCGACCTCGACGTCCAGCTCGGCGACCCGCTCGGCGCCATCGGCGGTGACGGTTTCGGTGCGTTCGGCGAGCTTGCCCAGCGCGGCGCTCGCGCCGCGGATCGCGGTGTCCGCCGACCCGATCCGCATGATCTCGCCGGGGCGTGGCCACCGGCCGAGCCCTGCGGCGGCAGCGGTCAGATCAGCGGCGGCCGTGGAGACGGCCGGGGCGATGTCGTCCCACGCCGCGCCCCATTCGCCGGTGAGGGTCCGCACCGCAGCATCGACTTCGGCGCCGATCTGCCTGCGGAGGTCCCGCGTCAACCGCAGTGTCCCCCGGGTGACCGGCACCTTACTGCGCCTCGTACACAACCATCATCGCCGTCACGTCTCGTCCTCGTCCTCGTCCGCATCGGGGTCGTCCTCGCCGCCCATCGGACCTGGGCCGGTATCGGCAGCCGGGTCCCGCCCGGCACGCCCCGCCGCCGCGGCGGCCGGTCCGTCACCGATCGGTGGGGCACCCGGCCAGCGGAACTCGCCCGTCTCCGGGTCCAACATCTCCTCCACCAACTCGTCGACCTGCCGCACCCCCAACGCGGTCAACAGCAGACGCAGAACGGTTTCCTTCGGAACCACACCCGTCGAGTCGGCCTCCACGATCGCCTTCACCAACACGGCCGGGTCGAGGTCGTCGAGGTCCGGCCAGGTGATGTCGATGACCGTCGAGGTGTCCCCGGCGAGGGTGACCGTCTCCGTGCCGGTGTACGGGTCCGGCTGCACCGTGCCGGCCAGCGGGCCCTTCTCCGCCCGGACCGCCTCGGTAAGGACATGGGTGAGGATCCGCAGGTGCACGTCGGTCCACATGTCCCGCCGCTGCGTCATCTCCAACTCGGTCGGCTGGTCCAGCGTCTCCGCCGTCGCCCTGTTGCCGGTGGTGCCGGGGTCACCCAGCAGCATCGTCACCGGCACCCCAAGCGCCGCAGCGACCATCGCGGCGAGGGGGCGGCCCGACTCGGAGTCGATGGTCGCCCCGGACTTGGGGATGGCTTCCAGGGCAGCGTCCAGGGGGGTGATCGCGGTGGCGCCGACGTCCCGCGCCCGGCCGTTCACCGGATCCGTGGACGGTGCTGTCGCCAACTTCGTGCGGGCCTGAGCCCGGTTCGAACCCTTCGCCGTCAGCCGCCACGCGAACCTCGACAGGCTCTTGACCAGCGTCGCCCAGTCCTCCAGGAACGTCTTGTACGCCCTAGCCCAGTCCACCGCGGCGTAGGCATCCGGGATGCCACGCTGCCAGTGCAGCGGCCGGTTCACCGCCACATGCAACACCGGGGCGGACCAATCCACCCGCACCCCACCGAACGTGCGGGCCCGCTGCGCCGGGCGGTAGTCCACACACGGGTACAACAGTTCCCGCTGCTCGAAACGCGGGGAGCCGTCAGGGGCGTACGTCTTCTGCGTCCAGCTCCGGCGGTAGAACCACGGCTCGGCTGCGTCCTCCGGGTTGCACAGGATGTCCCCGACCTCATCGGCCGGGATGGTCCGCACCTGCACCCGACCCGTCGCCGGGTTCGTGAACAGCGCCAGGAACAGTTCCCCCTCAGTGCCCAGCCCGTGTTCCAGTTGGTCACGGGCCTGCCCGGACGTCAGGGTCCGCTTGTTACCCGGGTCGCCCAGGAACGCGGCGACGACCTGCTGCACGTCCTGCTCGCCGTCCTCACGTCCGTTCGCACGGGCGGTGATCTCCACACCCTGCCCGAACACGTACGCCGACCGCAGGCCGAGGCCCCGCTTCAGCAACGGCGACTTCAGCGCGTACAGGCGGCAGATCGACCGCAACTGCCGCAGACCCTCGGGGGTGAACTCCTGAACGGCGAGGGCTTCCAGGCGCTGCCAGCCCGGATCGGTCAGCGCCCGCTCCAACTCGCCGACCGACTCGGTGAGGCGCTCGTTCTCGGCCCGCTCAACCTCAAGCTGTTCCGTGAGGGAGGTTGACTGCACAACGCCTCCCCGATTCAGTAGAGCGATATCAGGGCGTCTTCGTCGGCCTCGGCGTCCTCAACGATCTGGTCACCGACCGGCCTAGCCGCAGCGGTGAGCATCAACGCATCCGCCTTGTCCGGCGACGGCAGCTTCCGCTTCCGCATGTCGTCCTTCGACTCGATCTTCACCTGACCCCGCGACGTGTACTTGTAGCGAATCGCCCCAAGCTGCGCGGCCATCTCGTCATCGGCCGGGTCCAAGTCCAGGTCCCCGGACTCCAGGCGTTCCCGCAGCGCCCAATACCACTCGGCTCTAGCATTGAGGAAGTGCTCCGGGTCGTTCGCCGCAGCACCGGACTGCATGTCCAGCACGTCGTGGCCCTGCTCCACCAGTTGGTCCACAACCCCACCACCGACACCGACACCATCGACGCGGACCTCATCCACCCGGTGCTGCCGTTTCGTCTCAACCACCCGGCCGGTCGTCTCCGTCGTGGCCTGCTTCGAGAAGTCCCCGACGATCCGGGCCACCGGGCCGCGGCGCAGACACAAGACCGTTCGGTCTGAGCCGTAGCGGGCCACATCCACCCCGAGCACCGACCACGGGCCCGGCGCCAACTCCCGCTCCTGCGCCGCCCGGATCATCCCCGGGGTGATGAGGATGTCCTCCCCGATCTCGGGGAACTCACCCAACACCTTCGCCACATAGCGGGGCGACTCGACACCCCACCGGACCCGCTTATCCTCAACCCACTCCGGATCGAGCAGCAACGGCCGCAGATCGTCCGGCACCTGCTCGTCGGTGAAGTTCGGGGTGTCGAACGCCGAGATGCGGATCGTGTTCCAGCCGGAGCCGGGTGCGCACACCTTCGCGAACTCGGTAGCCGGGTCGTCCGGGTTCCCGATCGCCAGGATCCGGCAGTCCCGGTTCGTGGTGATCGCCTCAACGGCGGTCCACAGTTGGGTCGGAATGCCGCACGCCTCGTCTAGCAGCGCGAGTACGTAGCGGCGGTGGATGCCTTGGAAGCCGTGCTCGTCGGTGTCGGCCGGTTTGCGGCCCCACCCGACCAGCGTCCCGTCGTCCAGCTTCCAGTCGTCCGACAGCAGCACCCGGCCGGGCAACGGCTGGCCGTGCTTGGCTGCAAGCCGCGCCGTCTTGCGGATCTCCTCCCACAGGATCGCGTTCACCTGCGGGTAAGACGGGGCGGTCGACACCACGAACGCTTCGCCCGGCGGGTGTGTATCGATCCACCACGCGGCGAGCCTGGAGGCTATGTGGCTTTTGCCGGCATCGTGGCAGCTCTTGACCGCAGTCCGGC